ATCTTTCCATTATCACCTATCCTTGTCATTATACTATCAAGTTCATGATAATTCAAGTTTTGAAATTCATCCACTATAACAATAGCATTATCTAAAGTTGTACCACGAATGAATGATGTGCTCCAGAATGAAATAGTCCCTTGAGTTTTAAGATTACCATAGAGCATTTCAAAGTCTGATTCTGAAGGCATTTCAAACATAAACTTTACCATATTCTTATAAGGAATTTGATAAAGCGATGACTTATCCTCATGATCACCTGGTAGGAATCCAATCTCTCTTGTTGCTACAAGAGATCTAACAATATAAATCTTTTCATAAGGAGTCTTTGGATCAAAAACATCCTTCAGTGCATTGTAAAGTGTAATAAATGTTTTACCTGTACCTGCTGCACCATAGGCAACAAGGTTTTGATTATTAGAATAACAACGAAATAGTTCTTCTTGATTTGTTGTGAGGGGTTCAATCTTCCTCATCAAATCTAAATTAATTGGTTTTTTTCTTTTCATTTTTCTATTACTCATTCCATATGGAACGGCACTTTTACTGCGTGATTTTGCTGTCATTAGAATTGATAGTCTCTGTTTTTACGAACGGTGGCACCTGGTTGTTTGGATGCTCTATCAAGAACTTCATTCCAACCACTGGAGTTCGCTTCTCCAGTCCATCTAAACATCTCTTGAGAACTAGCACATCCTGCTTGCCAGTCTTTATCCCAGTCAGGATTATCCTTTCTCCACTGATCGTATTGTTTCATAGTCATAGAGAGTTCTTTCTTCTCTTTAGACTCTTTATGTATAACAGGGTATGTTGGCATATCAATATAAAGTTATGTGAAAGTATTTAGACCCATTCAAGGGCTTCAGCAACAGTAGGAAACTGTTGATTAAAAATAGAACGAACTCCTTCTGCAACATCCATGTGTTCTTTTTGAGTTCCATGTGCAGAACGTAATTCAATGTAATGCACCCATGACCTTACACTACCAGTCATATACAAACGTGTGGGTGTAGCAAGTGGAAGAACAAATCTCGCACATTCTTTTGCTATTCCTGCCTCTAACATCTCTTTATATAATTTCATTCCATCTACAAAATGCCTTTGCATTTTTAATTCAAAATCTTGTTTGACGAACTGATCTACATCATCAATACTGTTCTGCCTGTTCTTTGTATCCTGACGACGTAGTTCTGGTAGAGGTATCACATCACCTAACATACTACTATCAGCATACCTTTGAGAGAACTCTTGGTATGTGAATGATCTATGTCTTAGTATCTGTGCTGCAAGTCCTCTGGTAGTATTGATCTCTACCGTCATGAATGCTTGCTCAAAGACGCTCCAGTGACCGTGCTTGATGCAATACTTAAGAAGACCAGCAAACTTATCATTGTCTTGATTACTGGGGTTACTGACACGAGCAACATATGCCATGTGCTGTTCAGCATCAGGTGTAGCACTTACTAATTTAACACTCATTTTAAATCCTCATAACCGAAATAATCTTTTAATGCCTCTAACATAATTTCTTTCAATTCTGCTCTTTCTTTATCAGAAAAAATAGTTAAAGGTGTTGGGTTGAATGGTGGGTAGATAGGATTACCATTAGCATCACGAGGATATACATTATCAGTACATCCCTTCGTTGCAGGACCACTTAAACCTTGGGTATCAATCTTATCCATTAGTCTGCGTATCCATCATCGTCATCATAGAGTTCATCATAATCTGCTAGTGGTGGTTTAAATGCAGGTGAATTTTTATAAGCATTAACATCCGAATAAACTTCAGATTCAAGTTCTTCTACAATCTCTTTAAGAGCCATGACTAAAACTTTTAGTTTTGCTTTATTCATATGATTACTTTTCATCTAATTATAATATAAAAAAAGAGGGGTGTAAACCCCTCCTTAATTTAACTGCAAGGAATTGCCTTGCTCTTAACCTTGATACCACGATACATTAAATCATGGTTTCTACGCTGATCTGCTTCAGCGAGTACTCTTTTGTTGTACTCTTCAGAGTCGTATTCGACTCCACGGTAAGTGACTTTTGCCATTGGCTTTCTCCAAAGTAGTAGGGGTTTTAATCCGTTCCTTTAGTCGGCATTTGCGTCCTCAAAGCATCCTTCCTCGGCACTCATCTTAATCTGCTGAACTAATTCAGCACGACTCTCATTAGAAGGTATCCGAGAAATAATATCCTCGGCACTTTCACATGATAAGATGGTAGCGATTAAGAATTCCATGAGAATGAACGATCCGTTCCGTGTCGGCTTACTTGCGTCCTGAATGTATCAGGATGAACGATTGTGTTAATATTAACACATGTATATTATATAGTCAAGTAAAGTTATTTGAAGTACTTCTGAATAACCTCTATTTGATCATGGTAACGTGCGATTTTATCTAACTCAACTCCTATTGCTTCAGTGATATCAGAATGCTCTCCAATACCTGCAGGGTTTGTTAGATAAACCTCAACGTTTGCTCTATGCTTGGCAATTTCACCAGTAGCATGTGCGGTGATTGCTTTAATTAGCGAATCTCTCATGTATACCTCTTGCATGATTGTTGTGCTCACGTAATTTATTATACCATATCATGTCTTTTAATGTCACGTCTCTATTTAACTTAATTTTACATGCGATCTCAACGCATTTTAATCTTTGATCTTTACTCAACATTTAACTCATTACCATGTCTATCAACTAGACCAAGTTTTTTTATCTGTGCAAAGTTAGACTTCTGATTTTTCTTAATCTTCTTATATTCTTTAAGTAACTTATCAACTTCGTTCTGCGATACTTTTACATTTAATTCAGTGCCTTCATCTTGAGGGACAGATCCACCAAAACCTTTTACATCTTTCTTACTTTCTTTTTCTTCAAGGTAATCATTAATTCCATTCTGAATCTCACCTTCTATGATGTCATTTATCTGTGCTCTGATCTGCTCATCATTCATGGTCTTTTCCTTTTTCTGGTTGCTTTCTTATCAGGTTGCTTATAACCCCAAAGGTTTGGTTTAATTGTACCCATACCATGATCAAATCTTTTTACAACGTTTGGACCATAACGATCATAATACATGTCAAATAAATCTGTTCTCTTTGAACAACGTGTTAAATCAAGATGTTCTACACCATCTATATTATACCAAACTAGATGTGCATCTGTTGGAAAATTTGTATCTTGTGCTTTAACAAGAGTAGTCTTCTCCAACAAGATTTCACAAGAGTAATCAGATGGTTTAAATTTTTCTTCTACCTTTACTTCTTCTTCTGCTACTTTCTTTTCTGTTTTAGTCGTCATGACCTACCACCCCATTGAATGTCTGGATATGCTTCTTTAACCTGATCATATGTTATCTTATATTTTTCTGTCAATCTTTTATCCTTAACCAAACAAATTATCGCTGCTTCTTCTGGATGCAATCCCTCAAGCATCTGAATAAACATAGTCTCTCTACGAAGAGAACTTAAACTACTATTACCACCCTTTACAAAATGAAAAAGTTGTCTCCACTCTCTACGTAAAGATGTATGATCTGTTCCTACAGGGACTTCATTCTCCTTGTAAGGAACTTGACCTGCGGGAATAGCAGACTCAACTGTCTCATCAAAATTCCATATAAGAACAGCAGTTACAGCATCATCTCTATACTCTTTAAGTATTTCAACTTTCTTTGCCTTTGATCTTTGTTTAGATACAAGTTCAAAGATCTCATGTATGAAAGGATTTGGTGGTAACTTAACCTTCTTAGTCGTCGTCTTCGTCTTCGTGGGTGTCATGATTGTTTTCAATTCGTAGAGCTAAAATTTCATCGGGAAGTATATTCCCATTTGCGTCAAACATCTCTGGGTGAGAGTAGACCATTTGAGGAGTAGTTTCATATGAATGTTGTCTTGCCATCCATCCTATCATACCTCCTATCAATAATGCAACAATAGACACGAGAGTCATCAAAGTCAAGGTAACAATTATCATATTGTTAAAAAGTGTTTCGATTGACATGGCACTCCTCCAAGAGTTATTTTTTTCTGATGTCCAAATAAAAATTAAAGTGAAAGATAATCTCTCTATTCCATAAAGCAATTAACTTTCCAAATTTTATTTGAAATGTTTTTGGTTTTTCTGGTTTCCTCCTCCTGTTTCTTAGTAATAATTCAACCCCTCTATTGATTTCGGTTGATTTATTTTTATTTAGAAACTTTTTTTCGTCTTCCTGGTCTTCTGTCACGACTGTACCTCCATGCATCCTCAAGGATGCCATACAAATAAGTTTTTATTTTTCTTGCTTGGGGTTTAGGTATGTGACCATATGCCTCACGCAATTGTTTATGAGTATTATCATTTCCACCTTTGATATATGCCTCCATGTCTAAAACCAAATCACTCAATTCAATTGCAGTAGAACTTTCAATAAAAGCATCTACTTCATATTTTTTTGTCTTACGATACTTTAGAAAGTCATAGAATTTAAGAGTCATCTTACCCTCAAATGCATAATCTATGGCATGTTCAATCATATCATAAACGTTTTCAAAGTCGTCTTCTGGTTTCATTATACTAACTGATTCTCCTGTAAATACTTAACGGTTTCTGTACACCCACCAAGTTTGGTTCCGTTAAGTGTGACTTGAGGGAATGTAGACCCTTCACCAAACTCTCCATAAAAACTTTTTCTATCGAAATCTTTATTTAATTTATAAGTCACATAATTTAGACCTGCTAAATTCAAGACCTCTTGCACCTTAGTACAATAAGGACAACCATCTTTTGAGAAAACTGTAAAGTTGTTTGTTGACATAACTTTTTCTTCGGGTTCCAAGTTTCCGTGCATGTTAGTTTATAAAAATTAAAAATTTACTTATTATATATTTTCACGTTCTCTCACATCATACTCTATCACAATTTTCTTACTTGTTCTACCTTGACTGTTAGAGGTAACAAGTCTTTGCATCTTTCCACCAAGACATGCTGCAATCTGTAAACACTCTGAGATGAGTTCACCCTCATCCATTTTTATAAATTTATCTTCTTCTGTTGTCATTGTATTCTCCAATAAAAAAGAGACCCCGAAAGGGGTCTCTCGACTATAACATAAGTGTTTGGTTTTATCAACCAACAGATGGAGCAACGAGTGCAACTTCACTAGTTTCTGCAGAAGCAAGGTCTAGTGGGAAGTTATGAGCATTACGCTCGTGCATTACTTCCATACCAAGGTTTGCTCTGTTAAGCACGTCACCCCATGTAGGAACAACCTTACCAGATGCGTCTACGACAGACT